GTGGAGGTAAAGGTGGAGGTGAAGGAGGAGGCGGAGAAGGTGGAGGTAAAGGTGGAGGAGGCTGTGTGGGTGGAGGAAGAAGAGGAAAAGGTGGTGGTGGTTGTGTAGGTGGTAGAGAAGGAAGAGGAGGTGATAAAGGGGGTGAAAGTGGAGACGGTGGAAGTGGAGGTGTTTTCCATTTTACAGTAAGAGAATTTTCAATAGATTCTTGGTTCATATGGAATCCTCCTTTTAGAAAATTAGTGTTTAATGAACTTTTCAAATATTCGTTTTGTCCAATATCATAAATTTCGAGTGTTTTTATTACGTTTTCTGTATTCTTATATTTAACTACAACGTTTGACTCGGTTGATATTTCTGAAAAACATGAAAATGAATAATACATACCATTACTATCATAACACGCAGTTCCTTCTAAACAAGGTTTAGGGATTGCAGCATAAGAATGTTGAACTCCATTTTGAAAACATGCGACTCTATCATCGGATGATTGAGTTACATATGGATCATCGATTACAACATAAATATTTTGATGAAATCTGCCTAATATATTGTCTACTGTCAAATTTGAACTTATAGGATTTTCCAAGAAAGATACAAGATTAGCTATTATTAAGTACATTTATGTCTATGAATAAAAAAAAAATGTTTTAAAGTACACGTCCTATAAATATATAAAACTTGTACTCAAAAAAAATTTATTCAAAAAAAATATAACATTTTTACACTTACTTTATAAATATTCGTTTGTTCTATATGGTATAGTAGCAAATTTTACATTGTTAATTTAATTGTAAGCAAGTCCTGCAACGCCTTCTCTAAATCTTAAGATGTTGAAATTACGGGCAAATACCATAACAGTGCAAGTTTCTTTTGCTAGAGAATCTTGTAAATCCAAGATTAACTCTACATGATCGAGACGTGACATATTACATGATCCAGATGGCGAAGTACTCGATTCAGCGTCTAAAGCAAATGAAAATACATATATAAATGCATCTGGAATGTTACTGTGATGCTGATAAGGCTGTACCCCTCTGAAATATATAGCGGGTTTTGTACCCCATCTGGATTGTGAATTGAGTAGTAACTGAGCTGATTTCAGAGGATCTCTTCCATCTACACCCGATAAGTTACCAAGGTTATTACATCTATCTTGACATTGTCTTCTTACAGCCCAAATGATTTCAATACAAGGATGATTAAATGAAAGATTTAATCTAACTTGCGAAGAATTTGTAACTTGGTAGAATGATTGATTTTGAACCACTAATTGTTCGAAATGATTCGATGCGAATCTATCTCTCTCTATATTGTCTAAAAACACATATGTAATTTCAAGACTTGCTTTAAGATCACCGTTTGTCATACAACATGCAGAGTTGGCCTTTTTGACTGCAACATTTGCAGACGAAACTACAATTAACTTTTCAAGTCTTTCAAAATCTACCCATAATTGGACACCATGGTAAGCTAACGATGCAAGAGATAGTGCGGATCCACTAGCTAATGTGAACCAAAAAGGTAACGGAACATACATTTGGCGATCTTCGCGCGAATCACAAATTAACTGGGATCTAGTATATCTTCTTCCACAGAGTTCTGTTAATCTGCGTCCAGATTTGCCACTCAACTCTTCCCAGCAGTACATAAAATCTCCTAAAATAGTATCTACAGTTTGTCCACCTATCACAAGTCTCGCCTGTTTTACAAGAAAATGTCCACAATCATTTGTGTAGTGACACCAAACATTTCCTAATTCTGGACAAAGTGCATCGGGACAATCATCCGATTCTTGGCAACAATCTAAAGATGTAGCTGCACCATAATTTTCTTTTGCCCATTGGTCTTTTGCACGTCTGATCATATCAGCTTTCGTGGTAGTGTCTGCGTCATCAAAGGTTTCGTCTAAATAATCAACAATTGCAGCTTCGTCTTGTTTAGCACACGGGGCACAAGATTGATCCATAAACACGGGAAATTGATTTCCTGGTACAATTCCTGCACATTGTTCACTTTCGGTATCACAAGCTACTAAACCTGGAAGTTGTACGTTTAAATATAAATAATGAATTAAATCTCCGACTCTATTAATAGTCGCTTGAGATTCTCCACCAAATGCAACAGTAGTATTAAATGGTTGTGTAACGGACTCGCATGCGAAACGAGTATGGCGAGTATATTTAGTTTTCCAGTGTGTATGCGTAGCATTATCCGACAAGTAGGCGTCTAATGCTCCGGTTGCGACAAGTTGAGAAATTGTACCTTGGGGCATATTTCTTGATTTTTGTTTAATTTAACAAAATAAAAAAATATTGGGACGCTAACTGACGCAAAATATATGCGTTTATTTTACAAATCAGAATTTTTTTTTAGAACAACAAAAGACAAACTAAAAAATGTCTAGTAATGAACTCGAAGTTACTGGCAATACATCTGATACAAAATTAGTCGAATCTTTTGTACAAGATGTTAACAAAATAGTATCGAATGATATACCACCCTTGGATTTGAAAGATCACAAGGAACCCTTGGATAAAAAAAATAAAAAATCGCCCAAACTTACGAATAATGAAGAGGATAATGAAGAAGAGGATGAGGATGATGATGAAGTAAGAAGTAATGATGATGACGATGAAGCAGGGTCTTTAGAAGACTTTATAGAAGAAGACGGTGAAGATGATGAACTTGATAATGAAGAAGGGAGTGGTGACGAAGAAATAGTTTTATCAGAAGAAGATAAAAAAAAAAGAGATTTGGAAGACATTAATTTCGATAATATTGTTGTGGGTAAAAGACAAAGAAAAACAGTAAAAAGGTTTGAAGATGAAATTTATAGTTCTAAAGAATATAAAAAAATGATTCTGTGTGATATACCAGACGATGAACTACAGGCTGCTTTGGAAAGTGATGAGGAAGAAGAAGAAAGTGATGATGATGATGGATCATATGTGGAAAAAGAAGAAAATGAAGATAATTCGGACGAAGATAATTCGGATGAAGATAATTCGGATGAAGATAATTCGGATGAAGATAATTCGGATGAAGATAATTCAGATGAAGATAATTCGGGTGACAACAAAAAGAATTACGATACAAAAAAACAAAAAAACAAAAAAACAAAAAGTAAATTTAGTATAAGTTAGAAATTAGAGTCTGTAAATTATGTTTTTTAATAAATAAAAATACCAACGTTTTAATTTATAGTTCATCTTTATCAAGTGAATGACATATACCGCACGAACGTGGACATGTTTTCATTACTAGTTCTTTATTTTCACCATTACATTCTCCTATTTTTTTCCATTCTTCACATGAGCTTGATTTGTCCATACAAGATGTTGTACAAACTCCGCACATTTTAGGACATTCTTTCAGAACGACAGTAGGATTATTAACACACTCAAACTGAGTCCATCTTCTACATTGTGTTATATTTTTGTCAATACATTCCGTATTATCATCACACAAACCACAACTTTGTGGACAAGTCTTCAACATGAATGATGGATTTTCTGAACATTGATTTTGTTGAGCCCAATTCGGACAAGAAACATCGGAATCGATACATGCATCTGTACATACACCACACGATTTAGGACACGTAAAAAACATGAATCCAGAATTATCTTTACATTGGTTGTTTAAACTCCATTCATGACAATTGTTGTCTTTGTCATAACATGACGGGGCACACAAACCACAACTTGTTGGGCAGTTTTTGTACATGAAGTCTGGGTTTGTTTCACATTCGTTGTTTTGTGACCAACTTTCACAAGAAAGATTATTATCTCTACAAATATGATCACATACTCCGCATGAATGCGGGCAAACTTTTTTTACATGCATACTGTTTGTAGAATTACATTCTCCATTTAGTGCCCAATTCGCACATGAAATGTCACTATCTGTACAAAATCCAAGCGATGCTACGTCTTTTATGAACAAAATAAGCAAATACTTTATCATTTTATTTGATGATTTAAAAAAAAAATAATAATTAAACGAATTTACAATTTAGCATTATTGTATTTGATAAACCATTTTTAAAATTACAAAAACTCAACTTGTAGATTTGCAGTTTCCACACTTCCGTACTTTAGTATACATTCATCATCTAAAGGGTTGTTGGAAATACCAATTGCCATATTTTTGTTATATGAGTAAGAATTTGTATGTACCTGTTTTGATTTTACATACGTTCCATTTATTAAAGGAAACGAAGGAACTACAATTTTTACTTTTTTTTTCTTAAGTTTGAATGTCTCTTCAATCATTGAACCTTTGAAATTAATATCTTGTATTATGCTGTGACTTCCAAATAAAAAATTTTGACATATACAAACAGAAGGTACAAATTTTGTATTCATAGACCTAAATTTTTTAAGACTTCCATTAATTAAGAGTTCTTTATTCTTAAGTATTGTAGGAAATGTTGCTATTTCTTTTTTACAAGGCGGACATGTTATAAGTACATTTTTTTTAGTAAATTCTATGCAATTTATATCCCAATCTTTAAGTGGTTTTGATTTTAAAAACAAAGTTATATAGTCTTCATTGTTATACATTTTTTCAATCGATTTATTTATATAATCTTTATTGTTCTTTGAAAACACATACATTACATGTACTTTCTCTTGTAAATCTATTGGTACGTTTATAGTCTGTTTTGATTTTCTGCATTTTATTACAACACCCACTTTAATGTTTTCAGAATATAGTGCTTTCATCAAAATATCTCTTACAGATTTCTCCCAATTTTCACCGTAATCAAAAATAGAAATCACTAAAATTCTTTCGTTTATTAAAATATTTTCCTCATATGTTTGGTAACCATATCTGAATATTATTTTTTGAATAAGCGCAGTGACAATTGCAAATATTATAATGTAATATGATAACTTGTACATTTACCTTTCTTGCTTTTTGGTTTATTTTTTTAACTTAATATTTTTCGTAACCTTCGCCCATCTTGGTTTTATATACTCTTTGTTTCTTTTTGTTTCAACTTTGTTCTCATTTGTTAGGACTGATATTTCAGAATACGAGCAACTGTTTTTACAAGATTCTGGTACAGAGAAAATATTTAGGTTTTCTGTATTTTTATCCATAAATTTAATATACTTTATTTATTAGGTCAATATATTATAACTCTGATACGTTAAATGGTTATTTTAAGTTAATTTATAAAGACTCATTATTAACGATAAATACAATTTAACACTCTACCAACAGTTTAATGACATGACAACTTGGTATTTTAAAAGTTATTTTTTTAGTTGCTTCATTTGGCCATGTTTTCGTATACCCTATTTTTATAAATTTTTCTTCAATTTTTGCGAAAATTTGAGCTTCTTTTTTTTTATTAATATAATACTTTATTTCATCTCCAGGAACAATTGGTATTCGAGATGTAACAATGCAATTTATCAAATATTTTGTCATTTGTTTACACTTTTAAAATTATTAAATTACTTAAACTTGTTCTTTTATGGTAATTTTTAGAAAATAGTAGCGCATCGATCGACGAGAAAAAAAAAATGATCGATGTCAAAATAATGCGCGGACGTGTTGAAGCATACCCGGTCTCATCAAACCCAGTTGAAGGAAGTCAGATTACACCTCTTAGAATGCGTTATGTTGGGACCGGAGAGCTTTTGAAAATATGTAAAGATGAAAAGCGTGAATTGCAGCGAGAGCTGGACCAATGTAGGCAAGATTTGGAAGAATGTCGGGAAGAAGTAAGACGATTGCAGAACGCTCTTAACGAGAGACGCAACAGAGAAGTCATCGACCGTCACCGTCAGTTTACACAAGATCCAAATAGACCACCTCCGGCACCACCACGCCTGAGACCCCCCCCGCGCCGTCCCTAACCACTAGTGAGCATTTTACTCGAGAATCATTTATGTTTAAGATATCTTACTAACAAATTATAACCGATTCAAGAAAATTTTGTAAGTTGTGATTCCACATGTACAGATAGAATCAGTTATCAATTTCTCAATTTATCAACTCGGCTTTTATTGCAGGTTATGCAAAATATTTATTTAATTTTTACACTACATCATACTGTTGATGTAGTGTTGCATATTAAACTCTAAGGGTGACTCTAGATACACCATCAATGACTAAAATCACGACGGCGACCAACACGAAGATCACATTTAGACTTCCATATGAAGCGCGACAAACTCAAACAGTTGTTCTGTTTTTATTGTACTTGAAGCATAAGTTTAGTGACAACACTTCATTCTTGTTAACTTTTTTGTTGACGGACTACATGAAATCTAACTACATTTATGGTTTAGTTAACAACTATACTCCCAAATCTGTATTTCTACCAAACACGAAGATTTATACGGGAGTTTATGGAATGTCAGTAATTCATATTACCAAGGTAAAGCATGCAACAAAACATACTTATCTTGAATTTATCGCGAATAAAGTAACGAGCAAAAGAATCGTTGAAAATACACTGACTGATTCAGAAACAATCAAATTTGGAAAATTTGTCATCAGTGCCGGGAACAAAGTCAAAAAGGTTTTGTTTTCTAAAAGTCTGTACAATAAAAGAAAGAGAGAAGAAACAGATTGGGCTTGGGACTTGTTGACTATGTGAGTATGAAGTGAGTAATATAAAATTAGTAAAAAGTCACAGAGTCACAGAGTCACAGAGTCTAAAAGGTTTATATTCCAAATTTTGTGTATACGATTTTAAAGTGCTGTTAACATTTTTATTATCATTCGTCAAACATTAAATCAAATGAAAAACGTTGAATCGATCTCTGGTTTAAATCATTACATATCTTGAATTTGATGAATGTCAGAAATGTTGAATTTCAAAAATAGGTCTGACATGTTTACTTCACTTGCCATGAAGCGATCCATTGCAGGAAATATTAGAGATGTAACAATCATTATGTTCAGCATTTCTTTTGAAGTAAAATAAAAAATTTGGTAAACGACTGTAAAGCTTATAGTGTGTTCTTATTCGTTTGTAAGTTAAAAAAAACAATTGGCATGTTTGTGTGTTTGTGAATAGATGCATTTTTAATACAGTTATTTAAATTTAATTAATAATTATTATTAGTGTTACATATTACTTAAATCAGTTTTTATTGTTTACATACAATAGAAAAATGGAATTTGTTTTAGAAAATCAGTGCAATACACTTGGCAGCATTCTTAGAGAAAATTTAGAAAAACAATGTCCTAATGAGTTTGCTACATGTGTAGTACCAGAAGTAACTAGTACATTTTTGTTAGTTACATGTCCAGATTTGTCATCTTTAAGAAAAGCACTACTGTTGTGCAAGGAAGAGTTGAAAGAATTTGAAAAAAATGTAGCAAAAAACAAGAAAAAAAAAACAAAAAAATGATACGTTTTTATTATATAATAATTTTAATTAAATATTAAAATGTATTCATTAGTACCGGAACATGAAAAAAACGCTAGATATTGTTTTGATAAATATGACGCATATTTGTTGTCATCTGTTTTAACAGAATCTGTTTCGACAATTTTATTAGATAGGACGAGAGTAAATAATTTATACTATATACCATCTATTATCGGGTATGCGGTTTCTTTTTATATTTTTCCCAAGTCGTTGGGAAAATACTCTATAGGTGTAGCTTATACAATATGGTGCTGTATTGGAATAATATCTACATCAACTTATGATATGATTATAAACCATACTATTTTTACATTTAAAAAATTTATAGGATTTGTAGTCATACTTTGTGGTATGTTAATTTCATCTATATTATAGTATTTTATATTTTACTGTATAATACAGAATCTTCTGTAAAAACCTGTTCCTTTGTTATTGAAACAAATATGTCTTCATCTACAATGAGTGAAAACCTTTTTGAAGGATTGTAAAAATTCATGTCTTTAAGTTTTGTTCCAAACATAGTTACTTCTATTTTTTCTCGTATTTTACCATTATCGTCAAACTTGAATACTACTTTTATATCATCAAAGTCATCAAAAATATTTGTTTCCAGTTTAGTTTTTGGTACTATAAAACTTCCACCTGGTTTTCTTGCCAGGGGAGTACCATTCATAGTTTTATAGTGTGTAACAAAACCACTTGTTCCAGTTCCGGTGAATGTTTTTGTACGTTTTGCCATTTTTACTTTGTACAATCAAAATTTAATAGACGTTTTTTGTAACACTGTAAAAAATATATGTCAACTAAACAAATATGAAACCTAACTATGACGTTACAACAACTCTTGAAACAATACACAATGTTACATCCATTGATTTCGCGAGTTGAGTAATATTCGTGAACATGTAAGATGTTATAGTCCAAAATTTTATTCGATTAAAATATGGAAAGGTTACCTTCCACAACGCCAAGCTTTTGTTTGTTTCGGTAAAGACGAACAACTAGAAAGTTCGTGTATTGTATAATTATTGGAATGGTGCCGCACTAGTCGTGTCTTTGAACACGAACTGTATGATAAATTAAAATGATCAAAAACTTTATGGCAAAAATGACCAGTGGAAACTTGCCAGCCGGTCATGTTGACAGCCCAGCATCGATGCTTATCATTGAATAAAATACGATGTATGTAGTTAAAGTATTGTCTAGGAATTACCATGTATATGTCGTTTATCCATTCGTGTTGCTTGATGTATCCCGGGAGAAGAATTTTGCTTGAGTTGAAATCACATCCCCAATGCAACACGCTCTTAGTGACTGTGACGTCGTGCCTAAATACGAATAACTTGTCGATTTTATGCAAACAAAAACTTAGCTGAGATACAATCTCTTTGAAATTTGTGACTTGAGAAGTAGTGTTTACTTCTAAGAACACTGTCGTTTCTTTTTTGCGTATTCATCAAGTAACGAATATACATTCGGAGAATATTTTCGTCTGCGGTCGACGCCCATAAAATACGTAAAGTTGTAAATTGTGCGGAGTGGTTTGATCACATAATTATCGATACTTTCATAAACATTTTTTTGGTTTTTTAATGCTTCAGTATGTATTCCCCACCTAAATGGTTCCCCTCGCATTAAAATAGCTGCAGCAAGCATCTTTCTCACCCAAAGAAAGACTTTCTAAAAACTGATCATGTTGAAAAAATATATCCGTAGATTTTACTAGACACGCATGGAGCCCGGTGTTGATCACGACGGTGACCGCGAGGGACAGTCGAATTGTGAAAAAAATATTTTCAAAGTTCGTTTCAGCAACGTCCTTTACATAAAGTATGTTGAAAAATACGATAGAGCAGACAGAAAAACTCGCACAAAACTTTCAAAACACAGACCAGATGATTTTATAATTATACAAAAAATGATGAATAGGATGCTTGCAAAGAGTCAGTGTGTTCCTAGATTTCCAAAGTCTTTTAGAAGTGTTTGTCACAACAGTATTAAATCCGGACTATTACTATAGTATAGTATGTACTAACAAAGAACATATAGAAAAACTTGTTTGGTTGTGTACTATAAAGGAAAAAAAAGTATACAATGTAAAAACTAAAATTGAACAGTTTAAAACTATGTTATCCAAATGTGTTTTCGAAGGAGTATTTGAAGTACAAAAATCCGTCAGAATGTCCCATTTTTTTGTATATATGCAGTATAGTGTCTGTATTATTAGGAATTACATTATCGCAGAACATGAATATAGCATGTTCTGGGTCTATTTTAAGTCTTTTCCTTATAACGTATAAGAATTGACCATACTCTAGATCCCATGGAACTAAAAATTTACACTTGTCTATTTTCATAGTTTTTTCATCTTTAGGTTCCACAATAATAGGAGCACTTGTTCTATATCTTGATTTAATTTTAAAACTTTCTTTTAATCTTTCTTCGAAAGAAAATTTATCTATAAAACATAAATTTTTCTCCATTTTTTATAGTGAATAAAATTATTAAAGACTAATTTTCATACTAAATTTGTAATTCAGCATAATTTGGAAGATTGTCTTCAGAAACACTGTCTTTAATACTATTTAAATTTTTAAAACTTGTATTTATTATTTCTTCTACATCTTGAGAGATGTTTGTACTTTCTTGCTCTGATTCTGTAATGTTTTCTCCCGTATTTTTGGTGGAACAAATGGACATATAAAACATATACAAACAAAATATGGAAAACATTGAAATAAATGTATACCCAAAATATTCATATGAATTCATCTATGTTTTTGGTTCAAATCACTTTCTCTTCTTCTTAGAATATTTACAGAAACTGATGAAGAAGTTTTACTTACTTTGTTATTATTAGATGGTATGTTAAAAATTTCATCGTTGGGATTAAATTTCAAAATCTGTTTCTTAACACTAGTTGTTACTTCCTTCTCATCTGTTTTTTCATCTATTTTTTCATCTATTTTTTCATTTATTTTTTCATATTGTTCCAATACTATAGATTTATTTTGTTTAGGACTTGTATATTTTTTTAATCTTTCAGTTGTTGAAAATTTTTCTTTTTTAGGACTTTTAATAAATCTAAACCGTTCCGTAGTTGAAGGTTTGTCTTTACTTGTTGTAAATTTTTCTTCCTTTTGAGTTTCTTTTTCTTTTTGAATTCTATTGATTGTGTTTGAAACATTTTTAGTTTGGTCAACAGTTTTTATAGTTTTGATATTTAGGTTCATGAAAAAATTTATTTCATTCTCATGAAGTTTTTCGAGTTCTTTTAGAAATTCATCACTGCAGTTTTGCTTAATATCATGAAACTCATTAAAATCTTCCGTCAAATCAAAAATATAAGATATTTTAACGTTTTTTAATACCCATTGATTTCTTTTAGAACATATTTCTAACAAGTTTGTATCTTCTGTTTTCAATAATGAACTATCCGAAATAAGATCTCTTAATGATTGAACACAATTGCATGCATATACTTTTCCTCGTACACTTAATATATACCTTACACAAAACGTTTTTTTATCTAAAACATTTGTCGGAACAAAACAATTTGTATGAATAATACTATCGTTTATATTTGGAATGAATTCATTCCAAAATGATAGTATAGATGTTGGTTTATTCGCGATATCGTATGGTCTGTCTAAAATATGATCACTTATACACCAAAAAGTTTTACAGCAAGATTCTACAGGTGCGTTTTTTCGTACACCATGTTCTTCTAATGATATAATATTTGTTGCGGTAATTGCAGTTTTTAGTTTAGTTTTCTTTAGTTTTGCCGTTTTTATAAGTCTTGACAACAAATCGTCCAACTTTCTTAAATCATTCCAAGCACTTTGTTGTAATGTTATAAATTTTATTCGAGCATCCACTTTGGAAGATTCGTACTCTCCATACAATTCATTTTCTTTATTTTTAGAAACTTCAAAAATGTCATTCCAGTGTACTTTTTTTTTACTTGTTACATTTTCAGGTATCAAACGTTCGTCACTTACATCTGGTTTAAGATACCAGTTTTGTTTAGAAATTCCATGTTTTAATTCTGGTTTGGATGGTTCATCAAACCTTCTTTTATATACATCGGTACACCCTAATAAATTGATAAACAATACGATTTTTTCGTTGTCAGACGAGTTTTCAAGTATATTATTAGCCTCCAATAGAATTTGGTGATCATGTGAGTATGCACATCCAGTGTGAAAACAACCGTCTTGACATGAAAACTGGTCAACTCCCAAATCTTCCAAACTCAAAGATGCATTATTTACATATTGTCTTCGTATGGGTTGAGGATTAAAGGATTCATCTAAACCAAATGCACCTAAAACTACGACTTTATATCCATTTTTTCTAAAAATATTAAATATTGAATTTGATTTTAAAAATGGAAATCCATTCATTCGTTTTAATGATATAAAATCTTTAAATGATTCAATGTAGTCTGTATTTGTTAAGTAAACGTTAGAACTAAATGTTCCACCATTCGAAAAATATTTAAAATGGTCTAAAGAATTCAATGATTTCTGTACAAGGGATCCTGGTATTCCACCCCAATAATTGACAATTATAACTGCCTCCGACATTTTTTAGTTTGTTTAAAAAAATTGTTGAAATAGTACGTTCAAAATTTTTCCAACTGTTATAAATGAATAATCAAGTTCAAAAAGAAAATGCTAAAAATTTGATATATTTATTTGATCACGTAACTATTTCACAACTTTTAAGTTTGGATAAAAAAAAAAAAAACTTATTTTTTAACTTGGTTTTTTCACTTTCCATTTTGAAGTTTTTGCCATTTCTTGGACTAATTTCGAGTGTAATCGGGATTATGAACAACAAATTAGCATCTAGTTCGGTGTTGCTAGTTTCTTGTTTGAACTGGTGGTTTATATATTTTTACTCAATAGCTAAAGCTACCAAATATATTTACGAAAAAAAAAATAGAGTCAATAAACCTATTTTTAGTTATTTTCTTTCATATACCTATCAACTAGAGATGATTGATAAATTGAAAAATTATAAATTTCTTAGCTATTTAGGTTAATCGTGTGCACTATAATCCAGCATAACATTAGATAAAATGAAAAGTATAAAATGCTATCATCATTTGCGAAAACATTATGAATGTCGTCGATGGTTTTACATTTTTTCAAATTTGAGCTTGTTTTACGTAAAGAATTTCTTGTACAATTACAAATGTTACTTATGTTTAATTTTTCAACTTCACATTCATTGCATTCTTTTTCATCTGAATCGTTCATTTTATAATTATCATTAAAATTTTTGAAACAAAGGATCTTTGTCTTCATCATCCAATATTCTTAATTCGTTGTAAGTATTGTCTTGAACATCTGATTCTTTTGTAAAAAAATCGTTCAAGTACATTTTATAAATGACACTTACTAAAACTGAAACCACAAGTGTTACAACAATTGTTTTCCAGTAACTCTTTGAAGGTGTAGACGACACCTCTTTTGTTTCTTGTGTTTCAAGTGCACTTTCAAATTTTTTCCTCACTTCATCGACAGACATTTTTTGAATCTATTTTTTTTTTTAAAGGTTAACTAACGCTTTGTTTTAAATTTAGAAATAGAAAAGTTATCATCATATTGGAAATGGTGTTAGTGCTGACGTGCGAATTTTACTAAACTATATTCAGTTTTTTTATATATTGACGTCAACCTAGTGTGCAGTATTTAAACGTCTTTGAAATTAATAAAAGTAAAACAAGTACTATACAAGTACGAAATAAAAGTGGCATTTGAGGAAGTGTGCAAAAACATCCATACACTTTGTCACAAAATAATTCAGATCCAAACTTGTCACAATACATCTTTTATAACATTACTAAAAATTTAATCGTACAATTTGGTGTATTTAAATTTTTAGGATAGAGTCATAGAGTCTTACGTGTGTTTAATACATTTTTAAGAAAATGTACTTTATATAAAAATGCAACAAGAATCATTATACACCTTGTTTCAAACTCAACTAAATGATATAGAACAATTTATAAATGAAGACGAAAAACACACATTAAACTTACTGAAACAACCAATGAATGAAATTATAGTCAATTTCCCAGTCAAGTTAAAAAATGGACAAACAATTTATTTGAAAGGTTATAGAGTTCAACATAACAATTTTAGAGGACCGTTCAAAGGCGGCTTACGATATCACGAAATAGTGTCTTTAGATGAGTGCAAGTCTTTAGCAGGTTGGATGACTATAAAATGTGCGTTGCAATCTTTACCATTCGGTGGCGGAAAGGGCGGAATAAAGTTCAATCCAAGAGATTATGAAATTGAAGATGTAAAGGAAATTTCAGAATGTTTTTGTAATGCAATACACAGTTATATAGGATCTCAAATAGACATTCCTGCTCCAGATGTGGGGACAAATTCTTTAATAATGGACTGTATGACTAGAAAATACAATGAAAAATCGGTAAAAAGAGACATGGGTGTATTTACAGGTAAAAGCGAAAGATGTGGAGGATCCGCTGGAAGAAACTCCGCAACAGGTCAAGGAGTAATGATATGTTTAAGAGAGTATTCAAAGTACAAAAATATTGATTTGAAGGGAAAAACATATATATTACAAGGTTTTGGAAATGTAGGTTCGTATACTGCACAGTTGCTAAACATGTTAGGTCTTGTTTGTATAGGAGTTGGAGATTACTCTGAATATTTAACTTGCACAGAAGGTTTCAATATTCACAAATTGAGTTTGCATGTTCAAACGAAAGGTTGTGTCAAGGGTTATGAAAGTGGGACAAGTACGACGAAAGAAGATTTTTTTAAAACAAAATGCGACTTTGTAATACCGGCAGCTTTAGAACTACAAATAAATGAAGATGTTGCAAAAAATTTGAATTGTAGCACTGTTATAGAAGCCGCAAATGGTCCGACTTCAAAACTTGCAGATGATATTTTAGAATCTAGAAATATTGATGTTTTGCCAGACATATTGTGTAACTCTGGCGGTGTTATTGTGAGTTATTTTGAATGGTTGCAAAATTTGAGATATGAAACATGGAACTTGGAAAAAATAGAATCGGGTCTAGATAAAAAAATGACGCAAACATTTTATAAAGTAATGGAAGTATCGGAAAAAAACAAATGTTCTATGAGAAAAGCTTCCTTTTTAATTTCTTTTGAAAATTTGAATTGTTTCAATGTTTAAAACAAAACTAATGACTCAAATACACATTCCATTCTTCGTATAGACGGTGTAGTCTTCTCATGGCTTGTATGCATTACTGGAGAATGATTACTATTTAATTTTTGAACTTGTGTTCTAAATACCGACAACATGGACATATTTTTAACGTTCTTATACATTTAGTGTGAAACCTGTTTTTACATCTCAAACAAAACGATGAAGCTACGTTTGTATCTATTTGTAGACATATAGGACACTCTTCTTCTAACATTTTATTATAATAATATAATAAAACAAATAATTATAACTTACAGTTTAACGTTGTACTGTAAAACAAATTGGACATCTTGAACTTGTCGTAAGCCATCTACTTATACAATGTTCGTGAAATACATGACCACAAATAGTTGTACCTGCAGATTCGTTATTTATTTTATCTAAACATATGGGACAACTTTGTTCTGTAGCGAAAGCTCTCCCATTGTAGAGTGAAGTATCTTCAATGTTTGAAGTATCTTCAATGTTTGAATTGTTTTCAACGTTTGAATTGTTTACATTGTTTGAATTGTTTACATTGTTTGAATTGTTTTCAACGTTTGAATTGTTTACATTGTTTGAATTGTTTTCAACGTTTGAATTGTTTACATTGTTTGAATTGTTTTCAACGTTTGAATTGTTTACATTGTTTTCAACATCTACATCATAAACTATTACCGGTGGCGTAACATGAACCGTTGTCATTTTAAAGAATATTGTGCATATATTTCTGAAAAGTATTAAAACGCATTTTTTGTCACACTTTGAAAATACATAACATGAAAGTAATGTAGAATAAATATATATAGTTGAAGAAAATGCTATATAACTTTGAAAGCATAAATATGAAGAACTACTAACAGAAATAATTCCACAAATTTGCTGAGTAATAAAGTAAATAGCACATGAACCAAACTCAAACTTTTCCACACAATCAAAACCTGAAATTGAATGTATTGAGTAAATAGGAAAGTTCCAAAAACATGTTCTATAGTCTATAAATAATACGAACAAAACAAAACAAAATCCAAATCCTAATAAACTTAATGTTAGTAGAACCAATAAATGTTTAGAAGTATCATTCATTTAAATATAATTAAACAAAAAAATGTACAGAATATTAACTTATTAAATTGTATACAGTATTAAACTTATTTTTTTAATGTTTAAAAAAAAATTTATAAACTATAGCTTTATTCAAGTACACTCACAATAAATATACTGATTCATATGTCGTGGTCGTATTTTTATCTGACACGATGGATACCGTTCACTACTGAAAACTCTAATAGTATAGAAAACAATTTAAACCAAGGAATTCGAGACTGTAAAGTTTTGATCAAAGGGAAAAAGTATACTGTTAATATTTATGAAATGAAAATGTCGATGAACAAGCACACTATTTTTTTACAAAGAGAATCAAATATTGGTGATAATGATCATTATTTCTTTATACAGAATTACTATGGAGAAAAAACAGTAATGGACGCTGAGTTTAATTCGATTATTCAAATAATAAACTATTTTTGGATGACAACAAGAAATCAATATTACAGTTATTTTGAAAATTTTAGAGCAGGATACATTGTTGATTTAGAAAATATGAATATTTATATTTATGAAACAAAGTATAAGTTAATGTGCTCCGAATATTATACTGTAAGTGTACCTACATCTTTGAGGGAAATTCAATATACAAACGTCCCAGATAATTTGAAGTGTCCCATTACGTTAGATTTGTTTGAAGATCCAGTGGTTACATGTGACGGACACTCGTATTCTAGGTGGGCCATATGCAAATGGCTTATGAAAAGTAATAAATCCCCGATGACAGATTTAGAATTGCAAAGTACTGTGTGTTTTCCAAACACTGTGTTGAAAAATTTAGTATATGACTTTTTAATCCTTGCATAGACCGAACGGACATATTTCTAATGGAGCAATTGCTTTTAAGTGTAAAAACAGTTTTTCTGGGCCCGAGTTTGTAACACAGAACACCGGAAGAGAATAACTTTCGTAACCTTTTACAGTAAAGTAATCTTGTTCTTTTACATGTACACCCAAAACTCCATTGAATGTTTCAAGTGTTCTCTCAAATAGAGAATATTTAACTTTTTTAAGTTCACACAATGGACATTCTTCAGAAACTACTTTTACATCAAATGTTGTTTCTGCTTCGGAAACATATTCAGATTTTCTGTTTGTGGCAGGATAAACTTGTGATACGAGTTCCGAGCTTTCTGGTGTTACTTGAAATCCTCTCCCAACTCCGAAACAATAACTACTCAACGAATCTAATTGGAAAAAAGCCTTGTACTCTTTTCCTACTTCAAATTCTCCATTTTGTTCGTACAACTGATTTAACATGTTCATCATAGTTCGACCAGTAATAATTTCTTCCATCACCCGACCATTCTCCCAGTGCGTTTCACCTTCTTTTGCTACATGTTCAGGTGTTAAGTTTGTATCTTCAAATGGAATATTTGTAGGCGAAAAAGCTTGTTCTGCTAATTGTAAAAATTCTCCGTGGTTTGGTTTTGAAGAGTTTTTGGAAAATGCATTTATAAATGGTACTTCGTTATCAAAACAGTATCCAGGATATTTGTCACATAGTTTTGAAGGGTTTTTATTTTTGTTTGCCATGAGAACCGTCGCAATTACAAGCTGGTCGAAATAATCACTTATATCGTGTTCTCCCAATCCAGCTTCTATAGAAGATTCATAAACAACCTTGTTTAGTATTTTGGTGGGTTCAATTGAATCCAAGTATTCTGGTATTCCATTCTTTTCAAAGAATCCTTCTACTATAGGATTGTTGGAATAAGAGTTTAACATTTGTACCGACTGACCTATTTTTTTCATAAACTTATCGTCCAAGTTTCTCAAATGCTTGTACAAATTTTTCAACAAGGTTCTTAATTTATCACCTGCAAACGGACCCTTTTCTATATTCTTGTCAAAAAGTGATCCTAAAAATACATACATTGGCCAAGACATGTAATCTCCTTTACCAAAATAACCAATAGATCCATTTAATGGTTTTCCAGATGTTATAGAGTCTGTCCAATCTTTGTAACGGTTTCCACGATATTGGAAAATTAAGTCTCCTATTCTAGAGTCTGACATAAGTTCTGCATAAATTGCAGTTGCTTCAGTTCCATACCCCGCAAAGTATCCGCGTGTATAAGGTATTAAAAATTCTTCTTTATTTTTTCTTCTCAACTCCATACTTCTTTCGTCATTTGTAGGCGTAAGACCCATTAAAGATCCATACGTAGAATATTGTATATCGTGCATACTTGAATGAATCATTATATCGGGCCCAAGTAGAATTTTGCTGTCTGGTCCTAGTTTTCCATTTCTATTAAACGAATCAATTACTGGTGATATCATATTGTTGTGATATGGAGATGCAAGCGCATAATGTTCTGTTGGTATAGATTCCAAATTGTCTGAAAACGAAGAAAATATAGATGGAACTGAAACAAAACCATTGTCAAACATTCCATTGACTGACCAAAAATGATAGATCGCACCATGTGGATAACCCTTTCCAAAAAGTTCAAATTGTATACCATTATAATATTTAGGTAATATTTCAGTTTTATGTACATTACGAGCAGGAAGTTTAGTACCATACACGGAAATTGTAGCTTTGTTATCACATATTTCACAGTCGGCTTCTTTTGTAGTATACGTTTTTATTTCAGAAAATGTAGATTCCTCTTGAAGTAGTGCATTTGCTTCAGAAAACATTACTCTTTTCATGGTTTGAGTGGTTCTATCAATATATACAGTCGACAATTGCATGTCCAAATCGATTGATTTGTGTATAGATTCAAGGTGAACACCAAAAAGATCTGCTAACTTTTGTGTAGTATATTTCTGAACGAGCAAATTTTCAACATGTAAATGAATTGTCCCATTGCTAATTTGTACACTATTTTTAGAACTTGGTTTATTTACAATGGGTATTTCGTGAACAATTACTTGGTTGTAATAATTTGCTTTTCGTTGTGTACTTGTGACATGATCTTCGAGATTGTAAGATACAATAATTTTACATTTTTTAGGAAGTTGGCCCTTTTTAGTGTATTCAGGTTTTAGATAAATTTGGACAGTAGCACCTTCTAGTTTTTCAGGCGAAGGAATAGGTGGACAAACATCATTTTGAGCTTCTATTCTAGGATTTGATCCATTTTTTTCAAATGTATAACTTGAATAAAACCATGATGAATCTACGAAATCTGGTGAAACTTCCAATTCTCCCAATGGGTCTAATGAATATATGTGTGGTTCGTTCTCATTGTTGCGACTAGACCAAATAGGATTATTAAAGTTTATTCCATTTTTACTAAGCCAATTATAGTTTTTTTCAATAGCACCTTCAATGTGCTCTGTTTCAAGCCCCCATGTTTTCTGTTGTTTACTAATAACAGCGTGGCGTGTAGTTGTATAATAAAGTTCTTGATCATTTTTTTTGTACAGTGGATCATTTTCATCTTGTATATCTTCTCTATATTGTGGTATATTTATAGAGACAAGTTTATTTATTTCCATATTAGCAGTTTGTGAAAAGGATGGAGACCAATCGTAATCCATATTTTCCCACTTTTGATCTTGATAATCAAAGTATCGGTTCGCAAGACCTAATTCGTTAAGTAAAGGAAGAGAATCATTTTTTGGTTTCTCTATGCACTGTTCGTGTTCATCAACAGTCGCATTGGGTTTTCCACAACACCCAATGTCACCGTTTGCCAACTTTAAACTATTATATAATCTTTTCACTTCCCAACATTGGTAACCGTTACAGGTTACTACAAATAAACTTAAAAAGTAAATCAACGACGAACTCATTATACTGTTTTAATTGTTGTAAATATTTTTTTTTGAAGATCATAAATGTAAATAAATGTAAATAATTTTAATAATGGAATATAGTGTTGATTTCGTTTAAAAAATATAAAAATGTTAAACTCCATATAATATAAATATTAACATGACTAAATAAAAAATAATACAAATAACAAATATTACAAATAAAATGAAGAGTCCGTGGTCTTTAGGAACACAAACACCTGAGATTGAAAGTTATATGAAAATGTGTATTGAGAAAAAAAATGACTATGAATTATGTAATAATTTACTTGACTATACACGAAGAAACAAAAATAACTTACATCCACTACTTTATAAATTATTTATAAAAGGGTTTGAGATGCATTTGAACGACCCTACACATGAAACACACACATTTGTATGCGAAGTATGTGCCGCATATCACTATAAATTCAAAAATAAATCAGCCGGAAACTTGGAAGAAACATTAAAGTCACTTGAAGGAAATCCTTATATAGCACAATATGTTGTACAAAAATGTTCTAAAATAAAATGTGAAACAACTCAAAACGGAAACCAATGGTTTAAGATAAGAATTATGGTAATGGATGTAGTAACATCTTTCAAAATGCTTAGAAGTAGTACTTTATGGAACATATTTTATGGTGGAAACACACATTCTGTAAATATATCAGAAATACTTAATATAGAAGGAATGTGCAACTGTGAAAAATTGAATGAACTGCATAATCTTAGTTCTTATGTCAAATCAATAACAAATATAGAAAATGTACTAGATAAGAAAATATATACTATTTTAGGAGAAAATCATAATGAAACTAAAATGGAGTTTGCGGACAAGTTATTAGAGTTTTGTAAAGAAAAATGTAAAGGCGAAGAAAAAGTTTCAGTATTTATTGAAAAACATCCTTCTAATGGTGTAGATTTTGTGCAACAGAATCTAACGTGTAATATGCAAGATAATGTAACTATACAAAAATTTAGATGCAATTATCCAATGTGTGAAAACGTGGAGTTTTATGATATTGATGTTAGACATGTAGAATTGGGTTTTTTGAGATATGAGTTTTTGTGCCTAGATTATGATGAAGAATTTAAAAACCTTAGCGAATCATTTCAAGAATTGTGTTTAAATCATATTATGTCTATTTCATTGTTGAAACTTGTTTAAATTGTAATAAATTTGTTGTTTCAGTATCACAGTATTTTCAACAATCGGCTACCAAATATTAAAATCTTTTATACTAAATCAGTTTAAACAATATATGAATTACACTCTCCAATGAGTGAATCGATCAATTCCAAACCATTATTTAACATGGATGACGAAATAGTACCTTTAATATCGGTATCAGAAGAAGGAAAGTTAGAGTTATGTGATGAAACACTAGAATGGTTAAAGACTATAACTCATCCGTTTGGAATCATAACTTGTGCGGGTGTGTTTAGAACGGGAAAGTCTTTTCTTTTGAATAGAATTTTAGACTCAAAACCAGGAAAAGGTTTTGGTGTAGGAGAAACCGTTCAAGCATGTACCAAAGGCTTATGGATTTGTAAAAAAAAAATAAACGCATCTGATAATTTAGACGTATTTGTTATGGATACGGAAGGAATTGATGCTTTAGATGCATCTACTGACCACGATACTCGAATTTTTTCACTCGGTGTACTATTAAGTTCTATTTTTTTGTATAATTCTATGGGCCATATAGATGAAAAATCCATACAAACTTTAAGTTTTATGAGCAACGTTTCTGAATATATAGACTCTGATGTGACACCCCCCAAGTTTTATTGGTTATTAAGAGATTTTTCTCTGCAAATGACAGATAAAAATGGGAAACATCTTTCAAATCAAGAATATTTGGAACAATCTTTAGACGAGTCTTTAGACAGCAAAACAGACACTAGAAAATGTATAAAGTCTCTATTCAAAAATAGAAGTTTGTTTACATTACCGAGACCATGTACAACAGACTCTGCTCAAAACTTAAACTTGAAACACTCAAATTTAAACCCCAAATTTATGTCAAAAATGGCCTCTTTTCGTGAAGAAATACTAAATAATGCTCTTCCAATTTGTGCAGATACAAAACCAATGTCCGGCACAATGTTTGTTGAAATGTGTAAAATTTTGTTAGAAAAGGTATTGAACTCCCAAATGCCGGTTATGAAAGATGCTTGGTCAATGTTGAGGGAAATACAACATAATGACTTGTACAGAAAGTATATTTCACTGTTGAAACATGAGTTGGAAAGTTTAGAAAACGATACACTAAAAAATTTAGAAAAAAAAGCAGTCGCAATAAAAAAAAAATATATTGACTATTTCACATCAAATGCGATGAAACCAGAAGAAAGTGAAATCTTCTCATTATATAGAGAAGATTTATCCAACTCATTACAAGTTAAAATAAATGAAAAAAAAATAAACATGGAAGAAGTATGTAAAACTTCTATAAACTTGATAGATTTCGGTTCAATTGAATCAATAGGAAATAGTTTAAATGCATTTGTCGCAGAATATGGAGAATACACTACATGTAATATGTGGTTTAATATGTTCATGGTCAAATTGGAATTATTCAGAAATTCAGAAAAAGATATTTACGAACAAAAAGGAAAAAATGATACAAAGCAGTTTTATGAGTTACAGCTACAAGAATGGCAATCAAAATATGAAAATGCAATGATTTCTTTAGAACACGAGAGAGAAGAAATAATGAGACTTAGGGTAGAGTTAGTTTCAAAAGAAGAAGAAAAATGTTTAGTAGCGTGCACTGAAATGTCAACAATGACATATGAAACTTTTTCAGAAACAGTAGAACCCAACTATAAAAAAGATGAAGAATTAGTTGAACTTGAAGAAAAATACAAGGAAGCAACTGAAAATTTAGAATATATGCAACACTCTATAAAAAATTACAAAGAACAAATTGATATACTAAAGAGTCGAATTGAAAATGATGTAAAAGAATTGAAAACAGATTTTTCGAAGAAAGTAAAAGAATTCGAAGAAAAAATTATTGATGAAAAGAACAAGTATACAACACTCTCCGGAAAACTTGAATTGTTGAAAGATAAATCTTTAAAACAAGATGAAGATTTAAAAAAATCAGATGAAAAATCATCAAATTTACATTTAAAATTTATGGAGTTTCATAAAAACACACTCGAAGATATTAGAAAAAAGGAAGCTCAAGAAAGAGAACAGAGTTCAATATTGACTTCCGAAATATTAGATATAAATAAAAAATTACAAGAAGAAAAAAAAAGAATAGCAGTATCAGAAAATGAGAATTTACATTTAAAAAGACAATTAGAAGATTACGAATCTATACACCAAGAATTAAAACGTACAAAACGAGAATACTTGGACGTAAATATTGAAAAAACAAGAAAGGAAACGGATTTATCAAACGTAAAGATTAGGTTTGATGAAATCACAAAAGAAAGAGATGTACTTCGAAAAGAAAATATGAAATTAGAAAACAAGTTGGTCATTCTAGAAACCACCTCTCTATTAAACGATGTCAAACAAAATATATCTAATTAGATTGTAAACATGTATATATTTAATTTTTAAGACGTACACACACTCACTGTAACACATTTAATTTTTAATTGTAGATACATTTGGGTTCAATTAAGCTTGTATCCTTTTGTGACAATCGATTTCAGTCGTATATCCACACACTTTTTAGATTCATGAGACAACTTTTTCATATCTGATTCAGAATACGCCTGAACGTCTTCTCCCCTTTTGAGCTTAGAAATTAACATTTTTAGTGGCATGTAAAACTTGTGAGGAATCTTAGCACTTTGTCTGTAAATTATGCCATCTTCTAGATTATACTCCAAACTAGTACCAAATGTGGAAGGTGATGTCGGTAATCTCTTGAATGAAGAATTTGTAATGTCAATTGAAAGATTTACTTTTACGTCGTAAATTGATACGGTAATAGAGTACCTTTTCGCATAATTACTTCCAAGTTCTTTTACAGTAATGTGTTCATAGTCGATTCCAAGAACTGTATAGACAACACTCCCAAAATAAAAAGTAGGAAGATTCATTGAAGGTACCAGAAAATCAATATCGTTGTAATGCAAACCACTCAAATGTGCCGGTAGAAAACTTCCGTAACACGTTCCTCCAACTATACATATACTGTGTAGAAATGTGTAGGTAACTACATCACGAAGTAGTATCTCTTTTACAGACTTTGTGTCCATATAAATATCAGGAAAGTTTTCGAGTGACGCAAGTTGAGTTAAAACCGCGGGAATTCCTCCTTCCAACATTTGCTTGCGCATAGAGGCTATCGTCGTGCTTGTCATGGTTGACATTTCTGTTTGGTTAATCACACTTGTTGTTCGTAAAGAACGCTCTCTCACACTCTTCAAGTAATTCAATAGAACACTATATTATTTTAATTTTTTTTATATAAAGTAACTACTTGGATAAAATAAGTTGCATTAAAAGTGGACGGAAACTATACATTCGTCATAATACAGACAAACGTATATGAACAAATTCAAAATTATTCGTAAACCAAAGTTTCTACAACATAAAAAAAAAGGGACAATAATTTTAAAAAGTATTAAATTTTCATAATAGTTTTAGTTAATGACAATTGTTAATATTGTCATTCACAGTTAATCCGGCACTCTTACATATTGTGTGCATGGTAGCAGGACACATTTCTGACCAAGTTTTCTCACATCCTGAATAATTTGAATCCTTACATTTTCCTTCTACAAGAGGACCTTCATACCAAGTTGATCTTGAACCTCCTTTACAATATCTTGGATCATTTTTCGAAGCCAACCAACTACAATCTCTATTCTTTCTATCTACCATATTAGTGTCTTTACATTTAAAAGTACACGATTTAATAGGTAATCCTTCATCTCTACAGAACTCACCAAATGTTTCAGTACATGCGTCTAATATGGTAAGTTCACAACCAGCATAATTGTTTTGATCACAAGAATCTTTCTTATAAGGGAACAATGCCCAATTTTCTCTAGAGGAACCTGGACAATATCTCTTATCGTTCGAAATATCAGCACACGTTCGACCATAACGATCGACCACGTCTTTGTTTTTACCACAAGGCAAAAGACATTTAGGAGCTGGTTTATTTGCATTTTGACATGTTAAAGCTAACGTCAAAGGACATGCAGAATATGTTGCGTCGAGACAACCTTTGTATGCGTTCGAATTACAACCAGTGTCTTTATCTCCTACTTTGTACGGAAAATGTTTATACTCTGATCGACTAGTACCAAGGCAATATCGTGTATCTTTAGGAAATTTACTTTCCGAACAAGGTTTCTGATCTACATCTAAACTGTCTGAATCTTTACACGGGAACATGGTAGTTACTGGTAAATCTCCCAACTCATCAGAACTTAATGTAATATTTAAATCTGCAATAGCAGTTTCATCCGAAATACTTTGTGAACCCATATACATGGCATATGCTTCTTTAAAATCGTCATCAATTGGGAAAAAACAATCTTCACTTCTTGATTCGTACCTTGGAGCTAATGTCATTTCTACACCATCCTCTCTTACAAACGTGTCTCCTACATTTAGTAATGGAGGATCATAATCAGTTAACATAAAGTTATAAGCTGCGAACTTAGGATCAGAACATTGTGCCTTTCCAAAGCAAATACTGTTTCTTCCGGTACATATAGGAGAACCGTTTAGAAACCCTCTAGCTTTTCTGTTTTTGAAATCGATTTCGACTTTTATCTTATGTTCACAACCAGACTCTTCACAATCTCCATCATCAACATCAACTGTTGTTTTTGCTTGGTAAATTTGTCCCATGTTATTCTGCCTTAACGGAGTTTTCCCTGGAATATATACAGGTCTATAAAAAATTCCATCGGACGCATTCAGTTTATGATAAAACTTAATTTCAGAATAATATATTTTCAAATTTCTTGCTTCTTGAATTGTATAATTCATTTTACCAGATGCCAAAGAATCTTTAAACTGTTTAAGTGGATCGTCTTTCCAACCATCAAACTTTGTGAATTCTGAAAATGAAGTTTCATTTGAATCAACACTTTCCCAAAACAAAGGACTTGTATCATACGTTGTAAATGGAGCATTTTCGCTAGAAACTGCCATACGACCCATAAGTCTATTCTTGGTTTCATACCTTAACCACAACTGTATTCCAGGAGTTCTTCTTGAATGAAAACTTGTTACACCAGATGGGAAAAAATTATCTCCACCTATACCATTTTCATAATAATTAAATTTTTCTCCATTCATATCATCGTTTACAAAGTCATACGTGGTTTCACCTTTGTGTCTTTCTGGAAGTTCGGAAGGCTGTTTTCTGAAATATTTTTTAGAATCTGTAGAAAATGGAATCTCAATTACTTGATCTCCAGAATTTACTCCCTTTGTTCCACTGTGCACATAAAACTCTATAGTCATAGTTTGTTTATCTGGAGTTATTTTGGGGAATAATGTAGTTAGTTTTCCGCTTTCTGATAAATGACCACCCACACCAATTCTTACATGAGGTTCATATAAATTTCCCATTATATCATCAGACTTTATGAGAGTTCTATCACATATTCCAGGAGGATTTGTTGGGTCTTTATCTGAACTTGTCTGCCATACTTTGTAATTTTCATCAACCACTTTACAAAGACCTGTTTTTATATTATGAATTACTACCCAGTCTCTGGAATTTCCTTTTATTTTCAAGGGTTTCATTAAATCTGCATCATTATAATAACCCATTGTACCAGTATAGTGAGGCATAACATAATATGGAGAAGAAGAGTATCTACTACCATTTGCATGTTTTGAAAACGCTTTACAAAAACTGCGATATGTCGAATTGTCGAGTACTTTTGTAGGATCAGAACAACACGTTTTTTTTTCATATGTATCGTACAAATACTTGGGTGGTACATACGCGTCTTTTTTTTCCAACCATGAAGGTAATTTACAAGTACTTTTTACATCCTCTGCTTCTGAATCACAATTGTAAGAATTTTTTAGGTCAGTGCATGTTGTAATTGGGTAGGATTGAATTGTCGAAAGTACACTTTTTGAAAAAGTACTTATCATTTGTTTATAAATTTAAAATAATTTACGTTACGTAAAGTAATATGAACACTTTAAAATCTACGACTCTAAACACTATAACTCCAGACACGCTTGTAAAAACACGACGATGACATTTGTTACACCATCAAGTATCGATCTTAAACCTCTCGAGAAATTCGAAGTTCGTTTCGAAATCGAAACTGAACAAGCATTTGGTACAAATCATAGAATGATTTTAGTTGACTGGATGTTTGATGTTTCGTGCAAATGTAAATTTTTTGATGATACTATTCATTACGCAGTTTCTTTCTTAGACCGTTTTTTACTAAAGCAACAAGAATCTGTTAGAAATCTTCAATTATTGGGTGCAACCTGTTTGTGGATTGCTTCAAAGTATAATGAAATTTCAACCCCGACGTTGAATGATTTTGTGTTTTTTTGTGCACACACTTATACAGAACACAATTTTTTGAATAAAGAAGCACATGTGTTACAAGTACTCAACTTTGAATTGGCAAAACCCACAATTAAAACATTTTTGATGAACATAAATTCAGTTGACATTCATGAGCAAGCAGATTTATCTCTAATGGAATTTAGCAACGAAACCTCATCCACCAAAGCAAAAAACATAATACAATACATAACAACTTACAACTATCCAAAACAAAAAAATTTAAATGCAATTCGCAAAAAGTATAAGATCATTAGAAAAACGTCAAATTCCAAAAATTTATTGGATAGACTTGTTACAAATGTCATGAAAAATAGAGTTTGAGACTTTAGAACTTTGAGACTCTAAGCATTTGTAAAAGGCATTATATAACATGGTTTTATTTTAATAACATCAAACATAGTCTATACGTATTTTAGTACCAGTTTTCTAAATAAGGCTTATTTTCACAGTAATGATACTTTTTATATTTATAAAGATGTATCCAATAGTTTGCCGCATATTTTACGCCTTGTACTACTTTCAATGACTCATGGTCTGTTCTAAAATCTCTCTTATTGGGGTTTTCATTTAAAACACTAGGCCACATGAGGACTCTTCCCTTTTTGGGTGTTATTGTTATATTTAAATCTGTAAACTTGGTTTCTCCTCCAGAATCCACATCTGATAAATAAAATAATATAGTATAAATTCTGGGTCCCCATGCTGAAGCTCTTGGTGAATTTTGGTCGTTGTGACTCTTGTAAAACTCATGATTATTGTATCTTAAAACTTGCAACTGTTCTGCATACTCGTCTTTGAAACCTGTGTATTTTTCTATATTATCTCTTAGGTTTTTAGTTGCTTCTTTACACTCTTTCGATACGCACCAATAAGTAGATGATGTTCTTGCGGAATGTTTCCCATCACCAGCTAATGAAGTAGACCAATCTGAAGTTTTTATAGTATTTAAAATGTTATCACAATCCGAATTAGAGGCAAAATCATCTATTGTTACTACAAGAGGATCTCTATTATGTATCTTTACATTTTCTTTATTTGAAAATTTTTCAAATAAAGAATCTAAAAAGTTAAATTGTGCAGACGGCTTTTCATTTTTATCACGAATACACATTTTGTTACCTTGTTCTAAGAAACAGGCAGAACAAGACCACCGACATTTGTCTTTTATTCCGGTTTCATAACAATTTTGTGTTTCAAGTATTTCATTACATTTGCTTCCCATTAAATCATTACATCTTTTGGATTCACACACTTTGCATGATTCTTTACATTTACTTAGCATGAAGTTAGGGTTTGAAACACATTCGTCAGAAAGTGCCCATTCATTACACATTTCATGTTCGTTTATACAATTTTCATCAAATACCTTTTCGTCGTTTAACGCATCAACAATTGTTTCAACATTTATAACATCATCAATTTTTTCAATGTGTTCAACACTTTTTATAGATACACAAAAGTACAAAACTAAAATGTTTACAAAATATTTTAAAAACATATTTATTAAACATAATAAAATAAAATTTTGAAAAAAAACCCTACTTTTTTTTAATATTAATAAGAAATGCTTTCAAACCAAAATTTACAAGAAAGTTCACTATACAAATCCCCAGCAGATCCCAAAACTGTTGCTGGACTGCTAGTTTTTGTTCTAGTAAGTCTACAAATTTATTCATATGTAAGTGGAATGAGCAAAAAAAACCCTCGATCACACACTGCTTTGATGATATTAGGATATGCATACGTACTTCCTTTTGTATTAAGATTGTCTCCTGAAATATACTCGTATCCAGTACAAATATTTATTACAATACTTATAGTATTATTAGATTGGTTTTCATTACATGAAGACAAATCAAGATTTTCTGAAGAAGAAATATGTATTTTTGGAAACTGTAGATACAATGCAAAAGTAACAGGTATATTAGCACATATTGCGGATACAGCATCTGTCGCACTTTTAGTATATCCGCTACTTGACAGCAAAAAGTCTAAGATTTATGCAATATTGGGATTTTTAGTATATACTATATGTGGTTCTAAAATCGTGAACGATATGACAAAAGATGGATCTATAAGTGATTTAAGAGATAAGAGTGACAATGAAGCGTGTAGACAATCTCGAATAATGAGAGACTCGTGGAGAGGTGGTTTAAATGATATGGTAACTGTATTAGGAATAATGGTAGCATGGCAATCGTTTTTGAATTGTAACAATGGTAATTGTAATGCTAGTAGTTTTCCATTTAATCAACCTAAAGGTTTGTTGAAATCAATGTATGACAACGATTCAAAAGATAAATCGTGGATGTTGTTGGCATTTAAAGTTTTATTATTTGATGTAGGATTGACAGTAGTTCCAACGTATATGAATTATATAAATACATCTTTTCAACACGGAATGCTTCCATCATCACTTTTGAAAATTCCCGACTGTTTTGATGATCCAGAAGATTTATAGATCAACTCGTTGTCTTATTCTTTTTTCACGCTCTAGTGAATAATCATAATCATCTAGTTCTAAAAATAATGGACAATTTTTTAGATAGTGAGGAAGTAAGTTGAGTCTAGCTATGTCTAAATCTGTATCAGATAATGTACTGGGTTCAATTTGAACAAATGAATCAACTGCTGTATAACAATCTTCAACTTGTTGAAGGTAAGATACAATATAAAACATCAAGGACCACATTTATATACCATAATAATTTTATTTGTATTTACCAAACTTAAATATTCAAAGTCAAAATTATAATTAATTTTTTTGAACATTTAAATGGACAACCGACCTGTCAATTACGACCCTAATGAATCTACTTGGAAATTCGGAAAGCTTGTTTCAAAGTTTCCAGACAAACTTTTATCGGAATCACTCATTTTCTCGGAAAGAAAACATTCAGACACGTCACATGATGAATCAAAAAAAAAAAATGAAAATAAAATCAAAATTTTGGAAGACAAAGTTTCCAAATTAAAGGAATCTTTACAATATTTTAAAAATCAAAACTATTTACTGCGTCAATATATTCAAGTGGTAGTAAATTATTCTCTAGAATCTTCTGATAAATAACCTTCATCATCACTGCTGAATTCTATTTTTTCATTTCTAACACTTTCTGAGTTTGATGAAACTATAGATGGTTGTTTATTGTTTGAAGATTCTGACAAGACTTCATCCTCCGAATCATAATCAGAGTTGTGTTCACTTCCTCGGAACATTTTTTCTTCTTCTTTTTTTGCAAAAGTGTTATATTTTCCTACAAGCGATCCACAAAATTTAGTTTCAAGTCCTTGTTTTTCACCTAAAGAATGAACGTCGTTTGCAACTTCTTTAAATGTAGAAACTATAGTTGATCTAAAAGAGTTTTGATTTAGTTCTATTTTTCTTATAGAATCTTCTAGTTTTTGGATTCTATGTTCCAAACTAGAAGATTCGTTTACAGTACCTCTGAAAGCACCTTCTGATCTAGAAGCCTTTTCTTCTTCTCTTTTTAAAACGTTTTTAAATCCCTTGTCGGTAAATTCCCAAGTGTCATATGCACCGATTGTAGTAGATGGTAAATTTAAAATTTCGCCACTTTCCATTCTAGCTTCTACAATAGAAGTTCCATTTTCGTTCTTTATATTTTGAATTATACCGACAGGTCGCGAACCTCTGTATGCAGATGGAAATTCGGGATCTCCATGCAACCCTAACGTTATTTCGTCACCAGGTTCTGCATAACCTAAAAGACCTGGCATTATTTCGCCTATTTTTTTTACTCTTTCTGGGTTATATAAGTTTTGTGAAGTCATGGTACTCTTTTTGTTATAAACTATTTTTTTTTTTATTGTAAAACTTTACTCCACTACAGGTTCTTGAAAATCAAACTCTTCGTCATCCTCATTTTCCCAATCTACATTTTCATCCTCCTCAATGTCACTAATTTCGTCACAGTCATCATCTTCTTCATCATCTTCTTCAATTTCTTCATTTTCATCATCTTCTTGTTCAATAACAACAGGAACGTCAAGTATTATATTTTTTATAGATGATCTTCGGTTAATACACTTTTCTTCTTTTAATATTGTATTAAAAGATGATTTTGTTATTTTGTTGTTATTCTTATAACAAATTATAGAATCTTCTGGATATACATACATTCCCAGGTTACCAGGAAGTTTTTTTTTAGAAATGTTATGATCAAGTATTTCTTCAATTGGATATTTTGATCGAATTTCCAAATTTTTGTCACTGTAATGAACATACGAGTAATTTCCTTCTATACTTTTTAAAGTATCTATTTCGAGACCATGGATCAGTTTTTCCATTTATTTAATTATTTCAAACAACTAAAAATCTGATGCAAGATATTCTTACAAAATATGAATGTACTAAAATAATAGGACTACGTGCACTTGAAATACAAAATGGATCTCCACATTTGATTAAAATTAAAAACCACGAACTTATAACCGATTCTATATATATTGCGGCAGTAGAGCTTCAAAATGGACTTTTAGATTTTAAAGTTAACAGAAAATACCCTATGGACAAAATTGAACAAATTAGTTCATCTAACTTTGATATACACAGTGATGTACATGTACTAATTAAAAGTAAAGAAAATAAATAAATACATATATTTTAACTTTATAAACATTTATTTTTTACCACTTTTTTTATCCTTACGAATTGTTGACTTGAAAAGTTTGGGAACCTTTACAACTTCATCCGAATTATTTTCATTGCTCATAAAGTCCATTAAACTACTTTTTTTATATTTTATAACAGTATTTTCAGTTTTTTTTTCCTTAGTTCGGATTAATGGTTTAAAACATGGAACAGTTTCTTCTGTAGTGTCTCCTACAAAAGAGTCAAAACTTGTAAGTTTTAGGCGTTTTCTTTTTAGTTCACCACAATATCTTGTAAATAAATTATCAGGTACATTTTTTATAGGTTCCAGTAGTCGTATAATAGGTTTCTTTATTTGGTGATCACAATACCATTCATAATCAAGTTTTAGGTTATTTTCTTTCACATATTCAGGATCTTCGGCAATCTCTGCTACTTTTGAATTTGGAGGTCCTTCCACAATAACGTATTCAACTCTTTCACCAACACTATTTTCACTTCCAGGATTCCGTCTTTTCTTATTTTCATTGACTTGTAAATGTGGTTGATTTTCCGGTACTTTGTATGACTTTGACAGTGACTGACTTAGTATGAATTTTTCAAATGGAACTTTTTCATTTATCAACTCTTTCATATCAATATCTAGTTGGTTTATAGTATATTCGAGTGATCTTTTTACTATTAATCCATCTATGACATTTTTATAAATATTTTTGGAAAGTTCGCAAAAATCTCTTCTTTCAGACTCTACACCTTTGCAATAAATTTCCTTGGGGATCATTGTTCCATCTTTGCTTTCAACATACATGAAACCAATGTATCGTTTTTTATTCAAAAAAAGACACGGAAAAAGACTATCTTCAAATTCCAATACCTTTTTAGGAAAACCTCTATCGGCATACATTTTAGTAATACGTTTCGCAGCATCCTTTGCCAAGTTTGCACTTTCTTGTAAATCAGTTACACCATTGAACTTTACCATGCAACTATCAGTATCTCCATAAACAACTGTGCAATCATAATTATCATTCAAAAAAGAGCGTGTTTCGTACAACATTTCACGAGCTATATTTGTACACGATTCTGCAGCAGCAAGACATACATAAGTACCTGTGGAAAATGCACCCATTGCACCATATAAAGAGTTTGCCGATATTTTTTGAGCTTTTTGTTTACCATCCAAGTTGGCTATTTCTTGCTCTAACAAAAACTTCTTATCTTTGTCAGTTTCCGATTCCAACTCTTGTGTCGCAATTTTCATATCTTTTTTTGTTTCTTTTCGTGCACTCATCAAATCTTCTAGCATTTCTGGTAACATACCTATCTCGTTTGTAACAAAGTAGTATTCCACACCTTGTTTTTCTGTTATAGTATGTTTAACAACACCTTTTAACTGTTGATACTCTTTCTTTTGAACTAATGTATCAGGTGAAAAATTGTGAGACATAATTATACTAGGGTATAGTGACGCGTAATCAAGAACATGAATTGGTTCATATTCATAGTATCCTCTTAATGGATCAAAAACTATGGCACCATCATAAGTACTTTTTGAATTTCCACTCCATCCCATTTCTGGAACATTTAGTATCATATCCTTAGCTCTTGATTTACGAACAAGTTGAGATATATATCTTACTTGCTGTCCTTTAAAATATACCCACTGAGGAAGAATAAGACAAACTGAACTTAAATTAAGTATATCTGCAAATATGTTTCTTTTTCTTTCCAAATCATCAAGTAAATCACAATCAATACCGCAATATTTTGCAAGCCTTGCTCTATTTTCAGGAGTACCATTTGCAAGACCTTCTATTTCCCAATACTTTACATCATCTTTTCCTTTACCACAATATTTTTCTCCATAGTACTGTAGTTTGTAACTAGGTTCCTTGTCCTCCATTTTAAACTTTATGTACCAATCAAAATGACATATTCCAGCAGTATCAAAAATAGTAAGCTCGTTATCTCCCATTCCAGAAGATGAAAGTGGTATTTTTTTCTTGAAACATTTTCTGAATGCAAACTTTGAACAATAAAAAAAACGTTCCGCTTTACATATCAAGGCTCTTTCGTACATGAAGTTTTCATCAAAATTTGTTCCATTGTAACTTACCAGAGAATCTAAATCTTGATCGATAATAAAATCCCTAATCTTTTCGAGTAAATCTTTTTCATCTTTGCAATATATGACAATCACACCTTCAATTGAGGCTGTATGTCCTACCTGAAATACATAACTTTTCCGTTCATGGCCATAAATACGAACAGTAATGCCAATAGTACAAATAGGAAGACTTGTTTCCAGACCCAGTGTTTCTATATCAAAATATCCTATTCTAAATTTAGAGAAACCTTTTATCGGAGAGTTTGTTATATTATCCATTGTACATTCAACTTCATAAGTGCAAGTTGAACATTTCTCATAAACCGGTTCTCCTTGTACGGTAATCCAACCCATTTTTATTTTAGTTTCGTTTATGAAACGGGTTATACACTCTACATTTTTTTCATGTGCATGTGAAGATATTTCAGATATATTTTCCTTGTTAGAAATAACATTCCATGTTTTTTTATTTGGGAAAAAGACTTTGTAATACTCAAACTTTTTCCTACCAGTATTATCTTCATTTGGTTCGTATCCATATCCATTACTCGCCACATATTCAGTTACTTTTAAATCAGTAGACTTGATATGGTTCCAAATATTTGTCTCTTTTGTATTTATCTCATTTACAATTTGAGATAACAAATCATCTTTATTTAAAAAGATATTTTTTCTGAAAAATAAAAAAGGTTTGAAATCTTTTACAGTTACACAAATAGATTCTCCTTTGTCTGTTCTTCCAAACATAAAAACATCGCATTCTTTGCTTCTTTTAATATATTTCGAAGCACTTAATGCATCATAAAAACTGTCCCCCAAAAGCTCTCCTTTGTCTTCTACTTCTAAAACCTTTGGATGGTTATCTTCAATACGAATGTCGAATAACTGAAATGTATGGACATCGTCGCTCGACATAAATTTTGTTTGTTTTACTACGATGTCGTCGAACACTGATTTGAACTAAAAATACATTTGATTCATCAAAAAAAGTTTGATCTTATATACAAATATGACATCTAATAATAACGTGAAAATAAGAATTGGACTTGAAACAAATAAAAAAAAAGACCTAAAGAATAAAATTGTATACAATGTTGTAAACGCAGTGGAAAACCAAGAAAAAAAAAAGAAATTGCGTGAATTTTTGAATGAATCTTCACTCAAAAAACAAGTTTTAGTTACTAAACAAAACAACAAAATACAAAAATTAAAAACGGATGAACCCCAAACACCAAAAATATCACTTCAGATACCATTGAAGAAACCCAATACTACAACCCCTAAAATATCACTCCAAATACCATTGGAGAAACCCAATACTCCAACTCCTAAAATATCACTGCAAATACCATTGAAAAAACTCAACACTCCAACCCCTAAAATGTCACTCCAAATACCATTGGAAAAACCCAATACTCCAACTCCTAAAATATCACTGCAAATACCATTGAAAAAAAACAATACTCCAAGCCCTAAAATACCACTTCAAATATCTTCGGTTACACTCAAAACACCAATAAATAAAAATAACGATAAATTTTATACTTCAAACATCTCAATGGAGTTGGGTTCGAAAAAAAACATTAGCAAATCTAACAAAAGATACAGATTTGTAAGAAATTTGTTAAGAATATTATTTATTATATTATCTTCAACTGGTATTTTAGGTATTGTTTTATATTTTACAAACAATAAATCCGTTTCCATACAAGAACCACCTAATGGTTTTGAAAATGTGTACAAGTTGAATGGAAACTTACTAATTCAAGGAGATATATCTTCTATTAATTATAAAAGTATTGCATCTGGATTCTATGCAGAGTTTCCTAAGTCTAATAATGTGAAATTTGATATTGTTCCTGGGAGTGTAAATGTTAAGTATACATTGTACTATAACTTTGGATCTACTTTAAACATTCGCGAAATAGTAGACAATGATAAAAACAAGTTATCACTAGCTTCTTTAGAAGATGTTTCAGTATGGGTGTCAGCAACAGTGGTGTACAAAAGTACTCCTTTATTGAGTATAGATAGACGTTTAATATCTCCACCACCACCTCCTCCGTCTCCACCACCAGTTCCATTAAAACCTCCACCTTCTCCACATCCACCACCATCACAACCCCCTTACTTTCCACCTTTCAATCCTCCAGTTCCATCAACTCCCCCACCTTCGGGGTGGTTTTCAATTCCCGGTACTTGTTCTAACAGATCAAGTTCTAGCTATGATTTTGATATTATTAAAGCTCAATGCAAACGAGATAGTAGTTTCTTGTGCTATGCAATACTCGAATACGATTCTAAATATTATCGTTGTCTTGACAACAATATAACAAATACAACATATAGTGAAAATCATACTGTTTACCTTGAGTATTATTCACCCCCGTATATGCCTCCTCCACACTCACCTCCGAAAGAACCACCATATTCACCATCTCCACCTTGTCCACCACCAGTTCCTCCACCTTCTCCACCACCACCATCTCCACCACCAAAACCACCACCTTCTCCACTACCTCCCTTTTCACCTCCTTTACTACCAGGATCATCATCTTCTTCACTTTTTTGTAAAAATGGAGCTCAAGTAAACAAATGCTTAAATTACTCAAGTATAGAAAACAACAACTTTTACTATAAAGATGATAGATGTTCCATACCCAAGTTTTATGAACAAAATTGTGTAACTACATCCAATATATCCAAAAATGATTATTGTATAAAATGTAATCCATATGGAGAATTCAAAAATTGCCCAGAATGTCTTCTTGATGAATTTAACATAACAAATGACCAAATCGCACCACCATTTGCACCATCTTATGATATCGAACTTAAATCACTTTATAAATCTGTTTGTTATAACAATTGCATACTCAAAGATGAAAGTAACAACTTATATTTTGAAAAGTTAAATAATGGAATTTGTGATGATGGAGGCCCTGGACATGAACATAGTTACTGCTCTCTAGGAACAGATTGTATGGATTGTGGAACTAGAAATATAATGAAAACATTTTCTATATGTAAAAACAGTTGTTATTATTACAAAGATAACCAAATTGAATCATGCTCAAATAATAATATATGTGATGATGGTGGTCCAGATTCTATAAATTCGTTTACAAATTTAGGATATGACTGTAACGATTGTGGACCATCTGTTAGAAATCAGTTGTTACCTCCTAGTCCAACACCTCCTCCACTATATTCAAACCCCCCATCCTCTCCACCCCCTTATAAATACGAACTGCAAATATGTAACAACATCTATGAGCATAAAATTCAGTACGTTACAAAAAAAGATTGTAAAGATTATTCCATTGTTAAAAATCTTATTTTTGAGAATAAAGAAAATTCAAAACAACACGGAATATGTATGACTGACAATGAACATGTTTTTTATGTTTCATCAGAAACTGATACTACTGGAAATAAAGTTTTATGTTTTAATACAGAACGGTTGATAAATTGCAAAAAAAATAGTATAAAGGTTACAACAGAAGAGCAGTGTTATAAACATAGTGAGGCAATTAAAAAACTATTATTATATACCGTAACAGATAATCCAACTTTAATTAATTACAAAAAAAAAGCTGAAACAAATGGATTCTGTAAAATTGACTCTTCCGATGATAATACTATTTCTATAGTTTATGAATCAAGTCAAAGTTTTTCAAGTAAATATTCATATCTTTGTCCATTCGTGTATTTGTCTCCATCACTTCCTCCATTACCTCCTCCATCTCCTCCTCCACATCCACCCCCTTCTCCTCCACCTCCTTCTCCACCTCCCACACCACCTCCATCACCACCTCCCCCTTCACCACCTCCTCCATCTCCTCCTCCTCCGTCACCTCCTCCTTCACCTCCACCTTCTCCACCTCCGTTTCCTCCACCACCTTCACTTCCTCCTTCACCTCCTCCATCTAAACCACCATTAATTCCGGTTGGTAGTCCAAATACCCCACCTCCTCCTCCTTCTTCACCTCCACCTCCTCCACATCCTCCACCTTCACCACCACCTTCTCCACCTCCATCACCTCCACCTTCACCACCACCTTCTCCACCTCCACTTCCTCCACCTCCTTTGAGTCCGAAGTCTAATATTCAATCCTATTGTTCATATGATACTAAAAACTGTGAAAAATGTTTACTAGAATTACAAACTTGGGCTGATACACAAAAATCACTAAATTCTATGTTTGTGGGACTAACTAGTATAGATTGTTCTATAAAAGATTTGGTTACGTCACAAGTTACAGATATGAATCGAATGTTTGAAGGTGTCACAAATTTCAATGAAGATATTGGAATATGGGATACATCAAACGTTGTAAGTATGACCGGTATGTTTGAAAAGGCCACATCTTTTGATCAAAATATTGGAACTTGGAACACTTCTAAAGTTATAAACATGAACTATATGTTTAAAGATGCTATAAATTTCAATAAAAACATAGGAAACTGGGATGTATCAAAAGTTACATCAATGCGGTATATGTTTTCCAATGCCAATAGTTTTAATCAAGACATCACGAGTTGGGTTACATCAAAAGTTGAAACCATGCAGTTTATGTTTAATTATGCTTCGAGTTTCAATCAAAACATAGGAAACTGGGATGTATCAAAAGTTACATCAATGCGATATATGTTTAGTTATGCTTCGAGTTTCAATCAAAACATAGGAAACTGGAATGTAGTAAACGTTGTAAATATGAAACAGATGTTTTACAAGGCTTCGAATTTCAATCAGGTCTTACTAAATTGGGATTTAGATGAGTCGGTTAAGGCGGAAAATGCTTTTGAGTCGTCTGGTCTTGATTGTATTAACAAACTAAAAAACTCGCGTATATTTCTTTCTTTTAATAGTAAACTTAGTAATACAAAACTGGGAATTATTTATTGTAGTTCATCTTCTCCATCTCCTCCTCCTCCTCCCTCCTCACCTCCTTATACACCTTTAGCTCTGAAGAATACTATTAAAGAACATTGTTCAAATAGTAATCAATGTGCGGATTGTATTACCGAGTTACAAAAATGGGTAAACATAGAAAAATCATTGGACCATATGTTCGATAGAGTAAAGTTAGTTTGTGATATAACGACTTTGGATACATCCGAAGTTATAACTATGAAAAGTACGTTTTCCTATGCAGATAGTTTCAATCAAGACATATCGAATTGGGATACTTCACAAGTTACAACCATGAAATATATGTTTGTATATGCAAGTAGTTTCAATAAAGACATATCGAATTGGAATACTTCAAAAGTTACAGACATGGAAGGTATGTTTGTAGCTGCAGTTAGTTTCAATCAAGACATATCGAATTGGATAACTTCACAAGTTACAAACATGAAAGAGATGTTTTTATATGCAAGTAGTTTCGATCAATATTTAAGAAATTGGGTTTTAAACGATGATTTAGTAAGTACAGACATGTTTAAGTCTACTGGTCTATCCTGTGATAACAAAAAAAACAACGATTACAAGTTTAGATCAGGATATGTTACTGGAATTGTGTTGTGTCCCGAACCACCTCCACCTCCACCACCTCCACTGCCAGTTATATTTCATTGTAGTTCATTTCAACTACTAGAGAATAGAAAAAAATTGCTCATAGACGATGTATCAAATTTTGACTCATGTAAACGTTATTCGCAAGTATTTTCACAAAAATACAATAATAATAAAGAATACCCAGGGACTAATGATGGTGTTACACCTGGTTTCAACTACATACTTCCAGGTTATCCAGGTAAAGTAACAGCTACGATAAACAATCTGCGATATGGAGCATGTTTGAGATTTTATTATCCAGCTTCTGCATATTCATCAGCATATATTCTTCATCTTTTTGTATCATACGATTATAAGGAAAGTGCAGATTACATAGAAAGGGAGTGTTTGGAAAACATTGATGGGACACAACCTATTCGTACAGAGTGCCTATGTACTTCATCTATATTATCGTATAATAATGTCGCTGAACCCCGCAGTTAATTTATAATTTTTTAATCAAAATATCAAACTTAAAAAAAAAATAACAAATGAAAAATAACGAGTTATCAACTCGTAAAAAAAATATGTTTAAATCTCTTTTAGTAATAAAAAAAGAACAACTAAAGTGTATAAGAAAAGAAATAACGTTTTGGAACACTAAAAAAAAGTGTATATTTGTGAAGAACATGTTGAAAAGTCAAAGAGAGATTTGTTCAAAGTCTATTGAGAGAATAAAGACAAAAATACAATCACTTGAATAACTTCAAGTGATTGTATTTTTTGTTAATACTTTTGTAGTTTTCCAAAACAAGTAAATATTATGCAAAAATTAAGTAAACATACAAACAAGGATAATTTATGTCTTACATTTTACATATTTATTATTACTTATATTAGTTTTGTGAATATGTTTGTTGTGAGTATGTTTGTTGTGAGTAAGGAGTTTGTGAATATGGAGTTTGTGGATATGGAGTTTGTGAGTAAGGAGTTTGTGGATATGGAGTTTGTGGATATGGAGTTTGTGAATATGGAGTTTGTGAATAACTTCTTCCACTGTTGAAAAGTTGAAATACTAGAAATAGTACTAAAATTAAAATAAGTCCAATAAAAATAGATGCATATACATTTTTATATACTAAATTTAAGTAATAATCATACGCATTTTTAGTGTTTGAATTTTTTATTTGGTCACCGACATCCGTAACCTGTTTTGTATCATCTTTTTCATTTTCATCTTTTTCATTTTCATCTTTTTCATCTTTTTCATTTTCATCTTTTTCATTTTCATCTTTTTCATTTGTATATTCATTTTTATCTTCTTCTGTATCACTCGTTCCGTCTCCATTATTTACCGTATCCGAACAATCTTGACTGAAATTTACCGGCCCACTTCCAGAAACAGTAATGTCTTTTATTATACAGTTTTTAACACTTGGACAATTGTCGTCTTTTTGCTTCATTATTCCGGTCATAAAAGGATTTTTCGCAGATAAACAATGTTCATACCAACATACTGGATCTGTACCTTGATCTTCATAATATTCTTGTATAAATGGATCTTTAAACTTTCCTTTTTCGTTTGTTTGATTTCTTAGTATACATTTACACTCTGGTTTAGTTGGATTCTTTTCACAGTACTTTACTAGATTTTTGTCCATTCCTGTTCTATAATTTGAAACTTCATTTCTAGTAAATTCTTCACATCCTTCTTTATCTAAATTGTCTTTACAGTTGGTTTCCCATAAATTTCTGCATTCAGAACTGTTTGGATCACTGAATTTGGTATCACAACCCAATCTATAATTTAAACAACATGCCTTTTGGTCCCATTTCAACGGATCGTATATTTCTATACTCGAGGACTCCTTCTCATTGTCCACTGTTCGTCCGTTGTTTTCTTGAATACCCAAATATCTGTCAGAATATTTCAATTTTATTTTTTTAGAGTTTACATTCCAATTCGCAGATACATCAAATCCTGAATCTTTTTTGAAAAGTTTCAAATTTCTACTCGAAAATATATTTACTTCTGCTTTTAAATACAACAAAGGATTGGATGCCAACCTAATGTAAGCAATTCCGTCATAGTTTTGAACCCACCACATTGTTCCCTTTTCAGAGTTCCAATTAACTCTAGAATCTTCCGAAAAGCTATCTGCATACAAAAACTTTTGAGTCGCTTTGTCACGAATATAAACTCTTCTACTTGCATCAAACATATCGTCAGTATGCTCAAATGTTGAAAGGGGCGCTTTTAAAGGATCTGTTGAAACGGAAACTATTTCATAGTCACTCGAACATATTTTATTTTTACAATAACGACTGTTGCACATTTTGTTAGATTCACATTCTTCACCATCTTTTAAGGTTTCCAGACATTCACCTTTTTCGTTTATGTAATTACTGTCCTTGTTACACGTGCATGTATATTGTTCACATGTTTGAGAGTTACATTGATCATAGTTTTCGCAAAATTCAGAATCGTTTCTACCTTTTTCAGAACTTTTTTTACGACAAACATTTGTTTGACCTGCTTTTATATCGCATACACCATCATCTGCGCATTCTTCGTTACTATCACAATGTTTCGTATCTGCAGGACAGTTACCTTTACTTGGAGTTTTACATTTTTTTATTTTAGGAATACATGTCCAGTTTTTACTCAAACCAGAAGCACATTGGTCCCACTTGCTGGAAAATTCTCCATTTTTTCTTTCCTTTGTAGAGTCATTCTTGCGACAAACATTTGTTTGTCCTGCTCTTATATCACATACACCACCATCCGCACATTCACCATTACTATCACAATATTTCGTATCTGCAGGACAGTTACCTTTACTTGGTGTTGTACAGTTTTTTATTTTAGGAATACAGGTCCAGTTTTTACTCAAACCAGAAGCACATTGGTCCCACTTGCTGGAAAATTCTCCATCTTTTCTATTTTTGACAGTTTCTCCTTTTCTACATACATTTGTTTGACCTACTTTTATATCACATACACCACCATCTTTACAGTCTTCATTTTCACCGCAATATTTTGTATTTTCTGGACAGTTACCTTTATTTGGTGTTGTACAATACTCTATTTTCGTACAAACATAATTTTTACATTTGTATCCTCTTGCACAGTTAGCGTTATCATGACATGGTTGTCCTTGTACCTGTCCTTTACATTTATCAAAATGTTCGTATCCATTATTACAACAAATACGCTCCTTTCCATCATACTTTTTTCTGCAATTTCTAGATTTGCACTGTTTCCAGCCACTACAGGCTTCTTGGTTTTCTTTTAATTTTATTATTTTATGATTTTCGCATCTATGAGTTTTTCCATCAAAACCTACTTTACCACATTGTACAGTATCTTCAAGATGAGGACACCCAGACCCTCCGTGAGCAGGATGTACTAGAATATTTCTTTTGCGACGTATATTTCCGTTTCTAGAACATGTTGCATGATCACATCCAGTTTGATTTACCCAGGCAGATACTTGGCAATTTACTGGATTACGAATGCATCGGTGATTTGAACAATGATGATTGGCAGGACATACAACCGCAGGTATATCATCCGAATATGCTGTATGTGTAGAACCCCAATTTCTAGTATCACAACCTGCTAAAGCTTGATGATATACGTATCTATGCTGTCCTTTTCTACCACATGTTGCGTGTCTTGAAACTACAGTACTTGTAAGATTAGTATATCCTGCTCTACATTCAGCATCTGTAGGAACACATTTAAAGCCATGACATTTTCTACTTGCACATTGAAAGTCAAACTTACACCCTGATCCATTAGGTATAGACGTACATGAATCATCTTGACCACTAGACCAGCTACGTGGACAACAACGCTTATAATGATGTTCCCAATCAGCACACCAATTAGAAGCACACGAACTGTGTGATGCATACTTAATTCCAAAAGCACCAGATTTTCCACATGCTGTTCCGGATGCAGCCATATTTATTTACATATATTATAAAAAAATAAAAAAACTTTATAAATTCTATATAATTAAATAGTGATCTAACTTTAAAAATTATAATTTGTTTATAAAAATGAAATTGTTACTCTTTATTTTTTGTTCATTCATAAATATAGTAAATGGAGAACAGATTAGTGTGACTGTCAGTGGTGGACAATACAGTCCGCAACCGGATCAAAGGTATTATGATTTTAATCCAACATTAGAACCAAACTTTTTTGTAAAAGGAAACTATTATTCGTTTACTGGTGGTGATATATCGTCATCACATCCTTTCAAAATTTCTCATAGGAACGGGCACGATCATGTTTCCATCACAAACAACGGTGATAGTGGTAATTTATATATTTTTGATATGACTCCTGTCGTGTACGTATGTACAGCTCACCCTACTATTATGACTGAGACATTCTATCCAACATGTGTTGATTTAAAAACTGAACTAATTTCGTGCTCTATACAAGGGAATAACCAAATATGTGACATCAAAATATCAAATATTGGAAATGGACAAGTAAACGAAAAACCATGGGTTGCAATAACAAATAATAACAACTCGGTCACTCATCCAAACAGCCTATTTAGTAACAGAGTTGGAATAATTGACGTAATCGGGGATGGTAATCCCTTTATTGATACTAGCGACGGAATAGGGTGGTTTCAAATTGATGCAATACCCGCGAACTCATCCTATTCAGTACAGGTAATATTCCCGAAACAAACGGGTGATGTATATGCAACAGTAGATGCACCGTACATGTTCACACAAAATGGAAATTCCGTAGAAAATGGGCATGGAGACCAAACAGAATGTGATGAAACAATTAATAGTCTAATAGAAGCAAATAATCAAGTAAAGCTTGTAGTACCTACTCCATCTCCATCTCCTCCTCCATCTCCCCCTCCTCCATCTCCTCCTCCTTCACCCCCTCCTCCATCTCCTCCTCCTTCACCCCCTCCTCCATCTCCTCCTCCCCCTTCACCCCCTCCTCCATCTCCTCCTCCCCC